GGCGCTCAGTTTTTAATACATGATGGCCCAGGAATGATTTATATAAGTGATCAAGCTGGTAGTACTTGGATACAAATGAGTAGTGATGGTAAAATTGACATCTATGCTGGAAACGATATTAGTATGCATACCGAAGCAAACTTTAATCTACACTGTAAAGATAATTTCAATGTAGAAGCAGATGCAATTAATTTTAAAGCAAGAGGAACTGATGGAATAAAACTAGAAAGTTCAACAGGCGAATTTAATCTTCATGCTAACAAAGATATAAAACTTACAACTGATCTCAATGGTCATATTAAAGCTAGTGGATTTGTTAGAGTAACAGCGGCAATGATTGATTTGAACGGCCCTGCCGCTACACCTGCTGAAAAAACTACAGCAATCAATCACACTTTAAACAAAACAGTAAAAGAAAGTATAGTAGGTAGAGTACCTGAGAAAGAACCTTGGGGAGGACATGGTGATTCCAGTCCTGATTCTAAAATCTTACCTCAAGTGGCTGATCCTAATCCAACGCAAGTCGTCAAAGATATTCAAATGGATGATCTTACACAAGATGCATGTGCAGGCGAATTGCCTAGCGGTGAAGATATGATATCAGATGTAACTAATCCAAGAGGAGGCCCGCGTTGACAGATATAATTGACAACAAATTGCGAATGGTATGGGACGACTTTACAGTAAAAGATACTGAAAGTTACAGTACAGTTTTAGATACAACATCAACAACTGCTAGCGACAAAGCCCAACTTATGGCTTTGAGCTTTTTTGGTGTATACAGCGGATGGAACGGCAAAGCATATGGCGAAGGTAACTATAAAACAGGATTGACAGAACAACAAGCACACGATTTGTGGCAAGAACAATTTAATAAACAGCAAGCACTAGCAAAGAAACAACTTATAGCCAATGGAGTAGCTAGAATTACTCAGAGTGTGTATGATGGTATAATTTTACTACATTGGGCTACTGGCAAAGTATTGGTTGTAACAAATGGAAAGATTGAATACAGATTACTTAATCCGTTGATAAAGCAAGATTATGATACAGTCGCAGATATGATTATAAACAGTTCAAATAACAAATCATTGTGTGTCAAAATTGCAACTTTGTTGAGACTGGTTGACTATGGACAACTTAGAACCAGAGAACAATATAGAAGTAAAGGTGTTTTCAGTATGCGTGACAGAAATGAGCTGGGTATACTTACTGTAGAAGAAACAAGACGAGCTAGATATGCATATTACGCTGAAACACTTAAATTTTTGCCTAACACACCAGAAGGTGCTAAACAACAATTAGTAAAAGAATACGAAGCTACTCTTATTAAGAAAAGTTTTACGTTTGATGGAACAAATACAACGTTTACATTAGAACGTTCTCCTAGCATGACCCCACAAGAAAAGCTAGAAGTACTCATAAATGGCGCTATACAACAACATCTTTTTGATTTTAAAGTAGTAGGAGATCAACTTACTATTAGCAAGCCAATGACTACAGGTGATATTATATCAACCACCATTAAAATATAAACTGAGTATTTAATTTTACCATAAATAATAGTATGGTAACCTATATCGGATATAGCACAATAGACAGTATTAACGGAAGCAAAACTCTGGTAGATGCAGAGCTTGCTAAACGTGATCTATTAAACAATTTTTACACCAGAAGAGGTGAACGAGTACAAAATCCTCTGTTTGGTAGCATTTTACCCGACTTGGTGTTTGAACCATTGGATGAAATGACTGAAAGAGAAGCTACAGAAGATGTTGATAGAATAGTAACAAATGATCCACGTTGGCGAGTATTGGAAACGCTAGTCAGTAAACCAGATGATCATACACTAAACATCAAAGTTAGATTAGAATATATTAGCACAGGAACAGCAGAAGAACTGTTCCTAACATTTACAGGTGAGGAATAATGGCACAAGGCGCACGTCAGAGTAGTTTGTTTGCGGCAGAAGATTTTACAGTAGCATACGAAAGTTTTGCTCAAGCTAATTTGCAAGCATATGATTTTGAAACCATAAGAAATTCTATGGTAGACTACATCAATACAAACTATCCAGAAAACTTTAATGACTATATTAATAGCAGTGAATTTATTGCACTTATTGAATTAATTGCATTTCTCGGACACAATCTTGCATTTAGAGCAGATTTAGGTCAAAGAGAAAACTATCTTAGTACAGCAGAACGCAGAGAAAGTGCTTTGCGTATTGCACAGTTCTTAGGATATACTCCTACTAGAAACGTTGTTGCTAGTGGATTCTTAAAAATTGATAGTGTACAGACTGACGAAGAAGTATTTGATTCAACTGGAGTAAGCCTTGCCAACGTTTCCACACAGTTTGAAGATGTGACTAATCCTCAAAGTTACCAAAACTTTTTAACAATTATGAATAGTATTTTTCAAAACAGTAGCCAATTTGGTAGTCCGTTTGATACTATTACCAGAGGCGGTATTGTAAATGATGTGTACAGAACTAATAGCACAAACAATACCAGCAACAGAGAATTTAGCAACCGTGTTAACAACAGCAAATCAACATTTAGTTTGCATAGTGTATCAACTAACAACGCAACAAATAGTTTAAAAGAAAAAGATCCAAATCCATACGGAGTAGTTGATTTACTTTATAAAAATGATAACAGTGGATTCGGATCACCCGACACTGGATTTTTTATTGGATTTAAACAAGGATCACTTGAATTCAGTGACTTTACAATCACCAATGGTTTGCCTAATATGATACTAGACATCAATGCAGACAATGTAGCCAATGGCGAAGTATGGGTACAAAACATCGACGAAGCTGGACAAGTAATAAAAACTTGGAGTAGAGTAGATAGACTATTTGGCGCTAACACAATGTTTAATGCAAAGAACAATGCTATCAGAGATATCTATACTATTGCTAGTAGAGAGAATGATCAAATTAGTATTGTATTTGGCGATGGCAATTTTGGAAACATTCCAAGAGGCAACATTAGAGTTTGGTACAGAACAGGGCTTAATCAAAGCTACACACTAACGCCAGACAGTTTTAACCAAGTAGCATTTACTTTAGACTATGTAAGTGCAAGCGGAAATGTGAACACTGCAAGATTTACAGCAAGTTTGAAAAGCACAGTAAGCAATGCAAGTACAAGAGAAAGTATTAGCAGTATAAAAGCAAACGCTCCTAGATTCTTTGCTACGCAGGATAGAATGGTCACAGCAGATGACTATACAATTATGCCTCTAACAGCAAGTCAGAATATTAGAAAAATTAAAAGTGTGAATAGAGTACACAGCGGACACAGTAGATTTAGAGATATCTATGATCCGACTGGAACATATAGCGATAGCACACAATATACAGATGATGCATATTTGTATGAAAAGAACCTAACAACAAGATCGGTTGTAAGTTTGCCTAACAATTTAAGTGCAACACAGATATATGACAAACATCTAAAACCATTTCTAAGTCACCCAGAGATTTTTAATTTTTATTACAACAGACAGGGTTGGAGTAGCACAACACATAATGCTTTTAAAGATTTTACAGACACAACACAGAATATTACTGTAATCAATTCCAATGGCACTGATGCAAATACTTTTAGATGGAATCAAATAACCAAAGGAAACAATAGTTGTAGTGGATATATTACCTATAACAGTATTGTTCAACGTATGGGTAAAACTGCTACTAACAGTTTAAGTAAAGCAGATGTTAACGGTTTGATTGAATTTATCGAAGCACCATACAAAATGGGATATATCTCTAATGCAGTAATTACAGCAGGTGGAAGTGGATACACAAGTACACCAACAGTAACTATAAGTGGAAAAGGTACAGGAGCAACAGCAATTTGTACTATTGCTAATGGAGCAGTAACATCAATAGCAATAACTTCGAGTGGTAGCGGATATGATCAGAGTACAAATATTTCTATCTCAGGCGGAGGCGGCACAGGCGCTACAGCTAGAGGTACTATTATAGATGCAAACACACAATGGGTAAAAGTTGACAGACTTTATAAAAGCGGTTATGGAGATGATAACAGTGCTGGTAACCCAACAGGTATAGACAATACAGGCAAAGGAAGTATTGTTGTTAATGGAGTAGTTCCGAGCGGAAGCAGAATTAGAAGAATTGTTCCGAGACTTAGCGTGGACTTAGACGAAACAACTAGAACAAACGTAATTGCAAAAATAGACAGCAATAATACGTTTGGTCTCAGATACGATGCACCTAGTCAGAAATGGATTATTATTGATAGTAGTAACCTTCCAACAAATAGTACAACACTAAATGATGCATCAAACTGGAGTAGACAATACGAAGGCGATGGATCTGGTACAGGACTAGATAACAGTTGGATTATAAGATTAAATCATACAGCGACTGAATGGGAAATGTTAACGAGAAAGACACAGTTTATTATGGGTAGTAAGAAAAAGTTAAGGTTTACAAATCTAAACTTTAAAGATACCTTTAGTAGTGAAACACAAAAACCTCTCAGAGATAATGTTAAAGTATTAAAAATTAATCCTAAGAGTACTGTAGACCCAACTCCACTAAACAAAGATTATCAGTTTAATGCATTTGGATACTTTACTTACAATGATGGATATACTGATCCTCACAATGTAAGAGTAACACTAGCTGATCCTGATAACGATGGATACCCAAATGATCCAGAAGCATTTGCAAATATTGTAGGTGACGAAACAATTAAATTGGGTACTAAAACTATTGATGGTTTTGATTATACTACATATGATGAAGTTAGCGGAACTTCGGTTGTTAGTGGTATAGGAAACTTACATACACAGTATAATAGAATTGCTGACATCAATCATTTAATTGATCCAAGCACAACAAATATAATTGACACTTATGTATTGTTAGATAGTTTCAATTCACTATTTAGAAACTGGGCATTGTATGACGGTAGACCAGAAACAAAACCCAACTCGCCAACTATTAGTGAGTTAACAGATTTGTTTGATAACTTGAATAGTAAAAAGAGTATCAGTGATCAAGTAATATACAGACCTGTTAAGTATAAGTTATTGTTTGGTGATTTAGCAAGTGCTGAACTACAAGCTAAATTTCATGTTACAAAAACAATAAACAGTACGCTAAGTGATACAGAGATTAAGCAGAGAGTCATTAACTTGATTAGTACATATTTTAATATTGATAATTGGGACTTTGGCGAAGACTTTTACTTTACTGAAATGGCGGCTTTTATACACAATAATATGATTGGTGAAATAAGTCAAATTACAATTAGCAGTATTGCTGATAATAGTGATAGCACAAATTTATTCCAAATAAGTTGTAGCAGTGACGAACTATTTTTACCAGTAGTTAAAACAAATAATGTTGTAGTTACTAATACTTCAAGTGCCAACCTTACAACAATTAGCGAAAACGCAACTTCAAGTGGAGGCTATTAATGAGCGAACGCAAGCCTGACAGAAAACTAGCACCTAATATTACGAGACCAGGTGAAAGTTTAGAACGCAAAGGATCTAATAGAGTAACAGAGCTTTTACCTGATATTCTACAGACCACAGTTAACAAGCAATTCTTTGATAGCACACTTGAACAGCTAATGTCAAGTGGTAGTTTAGAATCTGTTAAACATTTTGTTGGTAAACCATTTGGAAGACAGTTTGCTCCTAGTGCTTCAGACAGCTACTTGCATGACAATAGAAGTAATGATGCATATCAATTTGAGCCAGCAATGGTCAACAAAAATGAAGATAACAGCATTGACCAAGTATTAGCATATGACGACTTAATCAAAAGTTTAAAGTACAATGAAGTACCTACTAATAATCACAATAAGATTTTAAATGAACCAGGATACACATTAGACTTACCTATTAACTATGATATGTTTTTAAATCATCATAGATACTTTTGGGTAATGGATGTTGTACCAGTTTGTGAATTAAAATATACACCTGGAAGTCATTTTAACATTGACACATTGCCTGGTATGATTAATTACACAACTCCTGTACAGAAAAATGGCAGAACACTTAAACTTGAAAATGGCATGCGTATTATGTTTGCGCCACATACAGTGGACAGATTTACACAAACTGTAACAGGAACTACAGTTTTTACAGCAACAGTCACTGGCGCACACAGTATTGATGTTTTTCTTAACAATGTAAGACAGAAAGAAGGAATACACTATACTCTTAATAAATCCGCAGGTGTTGTTACATTTGGTACTGCACCAGCACTTACACAGGAAATTGAGATACATACTCACTATTCACACAGTGCAACTGACGATTTTGCTAACCAAGCAATTTATATTGTTGACGGTGTAGGTGATCCTGATGGTATTAGATTAACAAAACAATTCGAACGTGGTCAATACGAAGGCAAGCAAGGTAAACGAGTGTGGTTAAACATTACAACTTACAGTAGTCAAGAGCCCGCAGGCTTTGATGCAGATGATGCAAGTTTTGATTTTAGACCATATGATCTCAGAGAACACAGAATGACCACCAGAGATTATACATGCGAACAGCGTTATAGTCCAGATCAAAGTGCATGGGCAAGAAGCAACTTGTGGGTGCATGAAGAAACTATTTCAGCAATGCTAACATATCAAGGCATAACAGATAACATCTATGCTATTGAAAGATACAGAGCTGTGAGACCTATTATTGAATACAAAGCTGGAATTGACAAATTTAACTTTGGTAGACGACATGTACTTAATGTAGATCACTACTTAGAGTCAGGAGATGATCCGGCTACAACTATTGTGGGACAAACTGCCTATAGTGTTACTGTTAGTGGTATTAACACAGAGTGGAGTGGAATAGTTGGCTATGACAGAGGCGATCAAGTTAAAGTTACTAGCGGAACAGCACCAAACTTTGTTGTGACATATTGGGAATGTGTACAAGCACACGGCGAAATTCGTAAACCTACACACGGTGAAAACAGAGAATTCTGGGAGCAAATTACTCCAGTAGAACTTGAAGATGATGACTTGATTATTTTCTTTGCTACTAGCAATGCAAGTTATAAAAACAAAATTTTTAAAGTTACTGGCGTAGGCACAAGCATTCAATTATTGTTAGCATATGACTTTGTTGGTGGCAGTGGAGTAACCAAGTTAGAGGCTGATGATAAAATATTATTGCTTAACGGTTTTAATACATTTGATTTTGGACTAATTGGCGGCACTGGACAAGGAGAGGCTGAAGCACCTAAAAGTGGTGCAGAACTTTATGTTGATCCAACAACTACAACAGGTTGGAGATACAGTAAACAAAAAGAACACAGAAGTCAAGGTATGTGTGTAGAACTGTATGACACTGACTTAGTGTCACTACGTGATGCTACAAAATATCCAACTAGTGATTTTGCAGGCGCAACTATATTTGATTTTCAGCATAATGATAATAACGATTATGATGATGCACTAGGTTTTAGACCAGAGTATGTAGACTATGGAAATAATCCAGGACTAAACTTTTGTATGGAATTATTAGATCGTAGATTTACATACATAAATCAAAGTGCGGACTTTGAACAAAGCAATCAAATTGATATTCCAGGATACTACTATTATAAAGACTTTACAAAAGGTAGATACTATAATGGTTGGGTACTAACAAGAGAAGGACAGCTACTTGAAAAAGTAATTAAGAAAGTTGTTACTGATCAGACAGTTCCGATGGTTGTAGATTTAGGACATGCAAAGTATGCCAGTGATAGACACTATACATTTTTTAAAGAACATAGCACACTAGGTGTATACAGTCAACAAGATTTAGGTGTTGACAAAGGTAGAATAAAACGT